CTAGATCAAGCCAACCTCGCACATACAAACCAGCTCGGTGCGCGTGTTGTTGGGCAGGATCGCTTTCAGGTTGTACTTCTTGCCGTGGTAGGCCAGGCGGTGCGCAGTGGTCAGGTCGTCGCGGTAGCCGATGGTCACGCGCATCGTTGTGGCCGATTGCTGAGCGTCAGCGGCCAGGAACTCGCGCCCGTTGATGCCTTCGATGCTCGCCCATTCGGTGCCGATGGTTGCCCAGCCCTGAATCATTTCCCCGGTATGCGGATCTTGCGTCGAGGTATAGGCCTGCACCTCGACGGGGTGGCGGCGGCGTCCGGTATTCATCACAGCACCGCCATCGATTTATACGGGGCCAGTAGGAGCTGATACGCCGTGTTCTCGTGAATCGGGCGGTCGGACTGGCGCTCCCGGTTGACGTACAGGTCGCCCGTCAGCAGCAGAATGGCGCACTCGATGGCCTCGGGCATGGGGTCTGGCAGGTCGTCGCCCAGGTACTGCTCGACGTGCCGGGTTGCGGCGTCCAGATAGAGCTGGATCAGCGGGTCTTCCATCGCGTGCATCACGCGCAGGTGTTGTTTGGCTTCGGCCACGGTAATCATACGAAGAACACCTCGGTATCAATTTCAAAGGGGGCGGCTGCGGCTTGGGCGGCGCCCATTGCCATTGCCAGGGCTTGCAGGCCGTCGATTCGGCCCGTGCGGCGTGATTTGTCGAGCTTGCGGCTGCCGGCTGGGTCTTTCACCGCTACGGCATTGGCGGCGCACATGGTCAGAACGGGATGGTTGCCGTGGGCGACACGTCCGTTCAGCAGTTCGGCTTCCAGGGCGTCGAGTGCCGGGGCCATATCCTTGAAGCCTTGACCGTGCGGCACTAGCGGCAGATCGAGGCCCAGCCGGTCGAGTTCTTTCTTGAAAATGTCGATACGCCAGCGGTCGAACGCCACGGCCTGAATGTCCACGTCGGACAGGATCTCAGCCATATCGGCGGCCACGGCTTCATAGTCCACCGTCGCGCCGGGTGTCGTGCGCAGATAGCCCTCGGCGGCCCACTGGTCATACGGGGCGCGGTCCTTCTTGGCGCGGTCGAAGATGCCCTGCTCGGGCGTCCAGAAGTACGGGCGAACCTGCCAGACGCCAGCGGTTTTGCCGATCAGCACAAGCGCCGTCAGGTCGGTACGGGCGGACAGGTCCAGGCCGGCATACACAGGCCCGTCGAAGGGTTCTGGCTCGGCATCGCAGGCCATCCACACGTCAGGCGATATGAACGGGCTGTCCAGGCTCACGCGCTGATTCAGCAGCAGGTTCCGGGCGGTGTTGGACATAGACGGCATCCGCGCCGCTTGCTGCATCTGCTCGCGTAGATCGTCCTCGGAGCGGAACAGGCCAAGCGCCGGGTTGGCTGCTTTCCAGGCATCCTCGTCTAGCAGGTCGCAGCCCTTCGGCGCGGCGTACAGGTGGCAGACGATGCGCGGGTCTTTCGACTGCTTGGCGTCGTCGATCCACTGGCTCAGCAGGTCGGCATCGTTCGCGGCTTGGGTACTGATAGCGATCAGCAGCGGGTCAGCGTGTGCGCCCTGGCTGGTCGTGATGGCATCCACGAAGTCCGATTGCGGTCCGCGGATCTGGCCTATCTCGTCGAGGATGGCGAGCACCGGGGAAAGGCCGTGTGCCGTTCTGCCGTCAGCCGCCAAGGCGCGAAACTCGGTATTCAGCGGCAGACCTAGCAGGCGCTTCCCGCTCGGCACGATGCGGACGATCTTCGACAAGGCCGGCGACTGTTGAACCATCTTCGATGCCAGGTTGAACACCAGCGCAGCCTGGTCCCGGCTCATCGCGCCCGACACTAGCTGGCTGTTCTGCTTGGCTTCCGGCCCGACCAGATGCGCCAGGATCAGGCCAGCGATAAGCCCGGATTTTCCGCACTTCCTCGCTATGCTCAAGATGGCGCGCCGGGTGCCGTTCGGGTTGTCGTATACGTCGCGGATGAACTGCTTTTGAAACTCAGCCAGTACCAGCGGCTTGCCCACGTCGGCGCCTTCCGGCACTACCAGATACTTTTCGCAGAACTGGATGATCTTCTCGGCCCTGGTCATTGCACCGTCGCCAAGGTGGGGATCAGGTCGTCGTCGAGCTGAGCACGGGCGTCACGCTCCAGGGCGGCGCTTTTCGGCAGATCCTCGGCTTTGCCCACGGTGGCGATGGTGTCCACCTTCAACTGGCGACCCGTGGCCAGGGCGCGGCGGCTCATGTTTTCCATGATGGCAATCGCCGGGTGCGCCTTGCCGTCCAGGATGAAACCATCGCGGTCGAGGGTCTTTTGCAGTTGCTCGATGTCGGCATAGGCGCGGGCAAGGCTCGCGGCCAGGATCAGGTCAGCATCGGTCCAGGTGTCACGCGGGCGAGCGGTCACGATGGCATCCCAGAACGGCTTGGCGGCCTTGCTCACGTGCACAAACGCAGGCGGCGCTATAGGGCCAAGCGCAACGGCCTGAGCGGCTGCTACGGCGGCTCTAGCACTGTCTGAGCGGGGGCGGCGTGGGGTGGTTTTCATGGCGGTTAGTAATAAACACGCAGGGAGGGGGCGGTGTTCGTTCCCTCGGTTGCTGGTGATTTTTCCGCTCGATTCCACGGGTGCGCCGGGTCGAGTGGCAGGCCGTTCACGTCACAGCCCAGGAACACGCTTTTATTCATGCTCGCGGCCGTCTTGAGCGAGTGGCAGTCGTGGCACAAGCTCTGCAAATTCTCCCGGCTGTTGTCGTCGGTGTAGTCCTCGCGGCTGTCCTCAATGTGGTCAACGTCAGTGGCAGGCACTACCAGACCACGGGCGGCACACATACGGCACAGCGGCTCACTTGCCAGCACCTCGGCGCGCAGGGTCTTCCACGCGCTGCTGTTCAGGCTCAGCGTGCGTTTCTTCTTCATGCTGCTGCCCCTTTGGCTTGTGCATCCTGATCGGCAGCATCGGGTTGTGCATTCGGTCTTCCAGCGGCAGGCGCTGCATCTTGAGTTTTCGCATCGTCGATACCCTCGATGACTGGCAGGTTTTCAATGCGGCGCACCTCAGACTTGAGCATCCATCCATCTTCGATGCCGCGCTGGTAGAAGTTCGCGCGGGCAAGGCTGTCGCCACGCAGCAGACCTTCCACGTTGTGCTCGACGAAGAACGCCGGATTGGTAATGCACGCCCGGTTGATGGCCTGTTCCCACATCACCAGATGGCGGCGCAGGGTGTTGGTCACGAAGAAGCGGGCCAGCTCGACCACGTTGGAATAGTTCGCGGCCTCCATATCCCCGATCATCACGGGCGGTACGCGGAACAGACGGGCTGTCTCGACGATGGACAGGCGCCGGGCTTCGATCCACTCGGCATCCTCAAGCGTCATGCTCACGGTCTTGAACGTCGCGCCTTGTGGCAGTACGGCGGTCTTGCCGTGGTTGCTCACACCGGATTGACCAGCAGCCCAGCTTTCGCGGATCTGCCCGGCCTGTTCTTTCGTGGTGCCGGGTGGCGTCTCGATGACGCCCGATAGCTTGGTGCCCTGCTCGAACATCTTGGCGCCGTGGGTACGCTCGGCCAGGGCCAGGCCGATAGTGTCGCGGGCTACTTGGATCGGGCTGCGGCCCAGGATTCCATCGTCGGAGTGATAGCGCAGGTGCAGGACTTCATCGGCCAGCAGGCGGCGCTGATTGCCCTTGCCGTCAACGTGGTCATAGACCAGATTGCCCAGGCTCGAACGCAGCACAGTCACGCTATCCGGGTGCATCGGCAGCAGGGCTTTCACTGAGCCGTTCGGGTTCCACACGATTTCCGCATAGGCATTACCACGCAGCAGAACATGACGCTGCATCTGCTCGCGGAACTCCAGGGCGGTCTGGTAGTTGTTCGGCGCGTCGTGCAGCAGGCGGTACAGCGGATGGGTTTTCGCCTTCTCGCGTCCGTTGTCGGTGTTGCGGTACACGTCGAGCGGCAGGCTGCCCACCGTCTCACTGATGGCCGCCACGCAGGCATAGACGGCGCTGATGCCTTCGGCGGTGGTTGTGTTCACGTCCACACCAGCCACGCCAGGAAAGCCCGTCAGGCGGTCGTAATAGGTGTCATAAGCCGGGGTTGTCGGCTCGGGGCTGGATCGTTTGAACAGGCGTTGAATCAGGCTCATGCGATGGCCTCCAGATACAGACGGGCCAGGCGAACCGAGCGCGGCAGCTTCGACCGGACTTGAACACTCGTCGCGTCATAGGCCGGGTTGGCCGTGATGGTGATTTCGAATAGATCCACGTCTCGCAGCTCGCGGACGGGTTTCGCGCCTTCGGCCCAGGTGTCACGAACAGGTAGAAATCGTCAGCGTGGTTTTGCCGGTTCCACCAGCACCAGCAAGGATGGTCAGCTTGCCCAGCGCCAGCCAACCCGGCCAGGCCCAATGAATTGCGGTTGGCGTGATGCTGGTCGCCTGAATGGCATTCGCCCGCCAGGCGTCCTTGGCGGCAGCTTCCTCCCATTCCTTCTTCAGAATCTCGATTGCTGCGGCCATTACGCGACCCCCAGCCGGCGCTTGGCCAGCTCTAGCCGCTCTTGGTCCTCGGCGGACAGTTGCTTGCCTAGGCGCATCTGCTCAACCGCAACTGTGATAAGGGAGGTTGTAGCGCCCGGTTGAGCGCCAGACAGACAAGGTAGAAGCCTTGATGCCCAAGGCAGCGGCGGCTTGCTTGTCGTCTACTTGAACAGGCGGGTTCTTCGGATCGTAGCCAAGGGCGGCAGCGATATCGGCCTTGATGGCCTCGATAGTGGTGTGCATTGGTGTTGCCTCGTCGGGTCAGAAGTGACGAGGCAATGGTCGAAAAAGCGAAGCGCTTTCGGTCCTATTGGGATTAAGCAGACCCCCAGTAGGATGCACTGGGGTCGCGCTATGCGCCTGCTGTGGCGGCTGTTTTCAGGAATTTCACAACTGTTTCAGGGCTCGCAGGAAGCTCCAAACCATGTACCGCAGCTGCCGCGCGTAACGCTTCGTCCGCTTTGTACGGCGCCGCCAAATTGAGTTTTGCCATGGCTGCCAAAACCGCGATTATTTGAGATGCGCTTTTCCTTTCGCTGGGATGGAGCGGCTTCTCTTTCGGTGCCTCGACTCCGTTGAGCTTGTTAGCAAGCGCCTGGATGTCTTCAGGCTTGAATAGCGGTAGCCGTGAATGACCTAGATAGAAGGTTCGATCGAACTGAAAATCTGGAACGGTATCTTGGTAACCCCAAACACCGTAGGCGTCGCATTTGACGGTGATCCTGCTATCGAATGACACAGGTGCGCCTTGGAACTGACCGCTCACTAGCTGGATTTGGCTGGTAACCTTGCCGTCGCCCATTAGCTCGATATCGACGCCGCGTTCTTCATCCGTGATCTTATCGCCCAGGCAGCTCACATAAACTGCGCAATGACCTGCATTGCAAAGTGCGCCAAGCTCAGTAGGTGTGATTTGGGTTGCGGTTAATTCCCGAAGCCAATCGACGGCCTGCTCAGCACTGAGCCACTTCATCAATCTATAAACCTTGTCCATCCTATGCCCTCCGGCATTCACTCAAATAGATGGCCAGCCAGGCGGTTGAGTGATCCGCTTTTCGCCCCGTCGGGCTAGGCTGGCCAAACTCGATTATTGTGCAGGCTGCTTTCTGATGACGTGAATCACCTTATGTATGGCCTCCACCTTCGATAGCTGAAGGCTAAGTGATTTCGGCGGATTGAGCATTTCCACGCAAGCGACGGGCCTGGCCTCGCCATCCATGTCCCACCATGACTTAGGCGGTAGAGCAAAAGCCAAGCGCTTGATCAGCGGTTGCATATCGCCATTCTTCCACCAGATAGCGATCAGATCGCCAGGCGCTGGCGGCTGGTCTGGATCACATACCAGAATGTCACCCGGGTGAACCAAAGGAACTAGGCAATCACCTGATCCGGCCAGCGCATATGCGTTCGGTCCGGGATTCGCACTCTTGGGGCAGCCGATGCTCTCGGTGGATGTTTGGTTGCCCAGCGAGTAGGCATTAGTATTGGTTGTAGCCATAGGGTAAGACCTCCAGCGGTCTAGCTTGTGGTTAGGGTCTGCTGGTATTCGCAGTATCAGCAGGCCCGAAATTGCGACGGAACGGCGCTTAAGTAGCGTTGCCCATCGCAGCGGTAATTTTCTCTAGCGCCTCGCGCACCGGATCGGTGGCTAGGTGGGCATAGCGGGCGGTTGTCACCGTCGTGGTATGCCCCAACAGCTTGCCGACCATGGGAAGGCTCACGCCTTGCCCGACCAGCCAGCTCGCGGTTGTGTGCCGCAAATCGTGAATGCGTATGTCAGGCGCTTCGGTCGATCCCACCTCAACAGCGAACGCCTTCAGCGCCTCTTTCCAGCTTGCATAGATGTTCGTGACGTGGCCGGCGCTACTGCTCGATGGAAATACCCATTCGGCACTCACGCCGACGCGGCGCTTGAGGATCAGGACAGCGGGCGGCGGCAACGGTATCGAATGCACGCGCTTGTTCTTATGGTGCGCGCTGCCGATGGTCCAGACGTTCGCGTTTAGGTCCAACTGATCCCAGCGCATCGCCTTCACGTTGCCGGATCGGGCGCCAGTGAACAGGCACAGTCGGAAGATATCGGCGGCGTCCTGGTTGCTGATCGAATCAATCGCCTTGAATAGCGCCGGCATCTGGTCAGGCTTGATCCACTGTTCGCGTGGCGACTCTTGGTTGTCCTTGATCGTCGTCCACGGGTTACGGATGTTCATCCCGTGGTGCTTGATTGCGTGGTTCCAGATCGCCCGCGCCAGCCGCTTAAGGTGGTTTGCTTCGACCGGCCCGCTGTTCACGGTTACGTCGCGGAAAATCTTGCCGACTAGCGTTGAGGTCACCTCGCTAACGCGGCGGCTCGCCCGGTCTTTCAGATGGCATTCATAAAGACGCTGGTCTTTTTTCCAGCTCCGCTTGATCGGCTTGTCAGGGTTCGGCCCGACAGATCGTTCGGCGGTCCACAGTTTCCACAGGTCACCGACAGTAAATTCGTCCTTCCTGGCGGTGGCGGCTGCTCGAACGCTTTCGCCAGCATTGAGCACTTGGAGTTTTTGCCGTGCGGCCGCTCGGGCTTGCTCGACTGTCAGATCCTCGGGAAACGCGCCCAGGCGCAGAAACTCGGTGTTGCCCTTGCGGCCCATGCCGGCCACGCGGCGGATAACGTAGAACGTCTTGCTTCCAGCCGGTGTGACGCACAAGGCCAGCCCTTGGGTTTTGGTGTCTCGATACCAGACGCGCTTGCTGGTCGCAGCGATGCCGGCCAGTGCTGTTTTGGTGAACTGAAACGAGGTGTCAGCCGTTGCCAT